TTTACAGAAACTTTTACTGGATCAAATTCGTAATATATTTTATCTTTTAAAGGATGAAACAAAGAAAGTAATTTTTGTAAAGACACATCTTCTTTCTTTACTTTAATCATTCCATTTCTCATAGCTATTCTACCTAAGGTTACAGTACCTTTTTGTTCATCTACGAAAGGTGACTTCTGATTTGTAGCATAACGTAATTCTCTTTGAAATCCTTTTTCTTTGTCAAACCATAATAATGGTTTTCTTTGAGAATGTTTTGAAGGCAGCGTATATAAAAGAGGTGATTTACCAGTTTTTAAAACATACGTTCTATCTCTATATTCCCATTGTGGTTTTACCGGTTCCGGTGATTTCAGATGTTTCCAATCTTTTGTTGTTTCAGTTGGTTCAACTGCTTTCACTACTTCTTCTATAGACTCTTCAAGGTCTACTTGTTTTGCAACCGCTTTTTTGGGTTGTACTTTTTTATTTGGCATGATATAATATTATAAGATTGATAAAAATAGTGGCCGGGGACCAATGATCCCCAGCTCACTAATAAATTAATTATGCTGCAGTATTCTTCAATAAGATGAAGTTGTTTGCCGCTTGTACACATAAACATCTTTCTGATAAGAAATGAACGTTCATTGCATCTTCGTCACTTGTAAAGTTTCCACCTACAGATCCTGTGATCCAAGACTTCATTTTTCTATCATCTGCTTCAGAAGCTCTGTAACGGATATGTAAGAAAGGTCTTGAGATGTTTTTACCTAACATTTGATCGTAAACTGTTGAAGTTCCAGCAGGAACAACTACACCTTCAATATCCCCAACTAATCCTCTAGTTGTAGCATCGTTTAAGTATTTCCAGTCTGTCTTGTAGAAATCGTAAGATCCTCTACGGAATCCGCTGAATCCTAAGTTAAGCGCCATGTCTTCAGAATTTTCGAATACACCGTAAGATGTTCCTCCAGCTCCATAAGAATTTTGAGCAGCTAACATATTATCAATACCCAAAGAAGTTGAACGATCTAAGAATAACATATTCTCTTCGATAGCTCCTTGCTTATCAAGCTCCCCTAAGATAGCATCAAAATCGCTTAATCCTAAATCAGCTCCAGTTCCGAAATCAGCATCTGTGTAAACAAGACCTCTGTTTTCTAATGCAGCGAATAGTCCGTCAGAGCCTGTAATTTCAGTTCCTCCTCCTAATCCAGCAGCTGGTGTGATTGCGTTTGCAGCTTTTTCAGCTTCGATCATAGACATTTCTAAGTGATCTTCGAAACGAATACGTGACTCATGCTCAGACTTTAAATACCATAAGTATCCAGAAGTTCCAGCCTCAGTAGTTACTTCTACCCATCCAATTTGTGCTGTATCAGATCCGCTTACTGCGTATTTGTTACGTAAAATGATTGGTTTGTTGCTAAACTGCTCGAAAGCTGCATCAACAGAAGTTCCCGCATTTGATGTTCCTTTTGCATACTCAGATCCATATACGAATACTTTTACGTTTGAAGTACCAGTAACCGTAATGTTTCCTGCATATCCTGCTATTGTTAAAGTAGCTACTCCACTTCCTGCAACAGCTACAGCACTTACGTATGCTTTTTCAACTGTTAGTCCAGTAGAATCAGCGATAACGATAGTATCTCCAGGTCCAATTAAGTTTTTACTAGCTCCGCCTACAGCAGGAATAGTAATTGAAGTTGCAGACGCAACGGTAACATCGTCATAAGCAATATGTAAACGCCCTTGCTCAGACCATACTACTTGGTCAGATGCCATAGGCATTTCAGCTCCTACCATACGTAAGAACCCAGAGATAGTACGATTTCCGTAGCGCTCTACTTCTTTCTCGTATACTTCTGGTAAAAATTGTTGTGTAAAATCCATGTCCCCTAGGGCCAGGTAGTTGTCGTTAAACAACGTTTGTGTTGGTCTGGGCGTTAAGTGCGCTAATGCCGCTGCACTCCCAGTAAATGATCCATTTGCCATTATTTGTAAAGTTTAGTAATTATTATTTTCTTTTTTTAATTCTAAGCTTCGTAGCTGACTCGAACTTACCCGGTACAGATTTAACCGACCATCCGTTAGGTGGCTTAACATTTTCGTGAGTACCCCTTGGGCTCATGTCAATGTTTTTAGATTTTTCCATACTTGCTTTCATTGCATCCGCTTTACCTTGTTCATAAAAGTGATTTGCGATTGCGTCGGGATTCATTGCTGTAAATAGAGATTTGTGGTATCCTTTAGCATCTGCCATTTCATTTTTGTCGTTTAAGAACTTCTTAACGAAATTTGAAATGTCTCCTTGCTTAGACTTCACTCCCTCCACATCATTGACTTTATACCTAAATTTCTTTTCTCCAACCTCGAAATCAAAACCTTTGAATTCATTAGAAAATAGTTTTTCAGTTTTGTCATTAAATATAGATGTTTGTCTTTCTCTATCTACTGTCAACTTCTCACTATCTTGGTTATAACGATCGAAAAAATCAACCGCCTTTTTTTGTTCTGGGCTTAACCGTGACCCAGCTTTTATTTCTTCGTAGTACTTACCTTTTAAACCTTCTAAGTGATTTTTAGCTTTAGCTAATTCCTCTTTTCTAGCTAGTTTTTTCCTACGTATATCTATTTCCTCGTCCATATCTTCGTCAAAATGAAACTTGTCTTCCATGACAAATCCTATTTCCTCTGAATCTAAATGAGGTTTTGTGTTTTCGTAATACTCTCTTAGTAATTGATCTTCGTTAAGAGAGCTATAATCTGTATTAAGATTAACATAATCTTTTAAACTTCCTCCTGTATCATTAATAAAGTCAACTACTTTTTGAATGTTTTCAGGTAAATCTACCCCAGGCTCTTGAGCCGCGATCGCTTGCTCTACCTGTTCTTGCACTTCTTCTACTTTTTCCTCAACTTCTTCACTTGTTATCTCTTGTAGAATTGGTTGAGACTCTTCTTGAACTACTTCCTCGCTAACCGGTGGTTCTACGAGAGCATCAGCTTCGTTAGCTTCTGCTTTATTTAGTTGACTTAAATCAACTTTTATTAATCCATTGTCCTCCTGTGTTATAGGAGCTACTTTTTGGGGCTGTTCTACTTCCGTATTTTCAACCTCGGTTTTTACTTCTTCTTCCATGATAAAATATTATATAATTATTACTATTATTATTACCTAGGATCACCAGATCCTAAGTTGAAGTTACCGTTAAGGACATCGTTTCCAGCGGATTCAAAGTTCTTAGGCATGGTGTCATTTTGTCTTTGATTTATTAGTTCACTTTGTTGAGTTGCTTGTATCTTAGTTCTTTCGTCTTTGCGATCTTCCCTGCTGTTTGCTTCTTGTTTTTTTCCTTGAACTTCTAGACCTTTAAGTTGCATGTTCATCTGAAATTCAAGATTCATCAATTCTTTTTTAGCATTTATTTCAGCTTGCATTTTGTCTAGATCTATTTTAGCTTTCATTTGCTCTAGCTCCATTTTCTGTTGCATCAACGCTTGTTGCTTTTGTACCTCAGCTTGAGCAGCAACTTGGGTAGCCTGAGCGTTAGCTTGAGACTGTGCTTGTATGTTTTGCTGTTGTAGCTGTTGCTCTCTTTCCTGTTTCTCAACTCTTTTGATTTTTAGAAGCTGGTTAGCTAGTTTTATATTTTGTATTTCTCTTATATCAATAGCATCCGTTAAATCTATTAATCCCGCTTGTAAGGCTGTTTGTATGTTATTTTCTAGTACAGCTTTTTGTTCTTCGTCCGGTTGTAATTCAACAAATATACCAAAATCGTATAAATACAATTCACTCATTTCTTGTAACACAGCTACATTCTGATTACCTATCTTATGTATAAACGCTTCTCTTGTAGGTGAATACTCTAATATATCGGATATTCTAAGTGATAAATTTTCGCATAAATCTTTTACTAAAAACAAAGTAGCATCTAGTATATGTCTTGTGGCCGTGTTAGAGTTAGCTGCTGCTAACTTTTGCACTCCCACCAATGCTCTAGCGTCTGGAGTACTGCCATCTCTAGCTTCGTTTAATCCGGTTACGTCTCTTATCATTTGCATATAATAATTATATGTTTGAATAAGGGATTGTAACTTAGCGCCGCCCGAACCAGACTGTAATTCTTGAATTGGTACTTTGCCGGGATTCATATCTCCCTCTTGAGTAAATGATCTACCAATTACAGAACCTGTTTGAAAAAACATATTCAACGCTTCCTGTGGGTTATAGTTCGTGCCATTACCTAAATCAACCTCAGCTAATCCGTCAGCATCTAAATAAACACCGTCTGGTACCATTCTAGATAAAACTTGTTGCAGCTTAAGATGAGTAAGCTGTATCATATCGGCAAAACCTGTGATGCGAGATACAATACTTTCTATTCTGCCTTTATACATTCTAGGAGCTACAATACTATAATTCATTTTAACCTTAGTATAATCGCTTTTAGGTCGTATCATATTTGCGGCTACCTCCCACTTCAAAGTTTTACCTCCTAATATTTTAACGCCCTCATATAATACCTCTAAAGATCTAGATAGTTTTTGTATACCATACTCCTCATACATTTCTTCAGGAGGGTTAAACTCATCTGTTTTAGGTATTAACTTAGCTGCTCCGGTTGCAGACTCTTTTACTTTATATACTTCGTTGGAATATGTTTTGTAATTATAATATAATACCTGTACAGTATTAGAATCGTCTTCGTCATTATTAGTTAATGTTCTATCATAAAACCCGTTGTTTTGATACGATTGCCCGGATATTTCGTTCAGATCATCATTAGTTAACCACGGAAACTGTTTCTTTAATTCGTTTAGATGCACGCTTTTAACTTCTCCTACATAATATATGTCATCAAAGTAAGGTGACTCAGTGTATGACCACACTAAATTAACGGGATCAACATATTCAATAGTAGCTCCCTCTGATTTTGTAAACCCATTCTTTACGGCAGCAATTCCTATTGTAGCTAAATCGTAGGTGCATCTTTTCTTAGTCAAGTCATACTTGTTGCCGTCAAGTAAAGTGTTTATAGCTTGCTCTTCCGCTAGTTCAACTTCTTGCTTATAGGAAAGTTGCATGTGCAGATTAAGTTCTTCTTGATTCTTAGGTAAATCTTCTGGATTGTTTTCAAATAAATTAACACCAAACTCAGCCTCTACATACTCACCTAATTCTTTTGTTTGCATATCTCTAAGTATAGATTCCATATACTTAGTTCTTTTATCTACGCCGTAAGGGTCTTGAGAATAAGCCCTTATATCAAACATTCTTTCAGATATACCATTAACTAGTATATCTACAAACTTGGGTATTATAGGTACAGGTTTCCAATCTAGATTAAGATAAGACAAATCTCCATTTATAGAAAGCTCGTCTTTATATTTCTGTACTCCTTGCTCTCCCCTTGCGTATAATCTTAAATTATGAAAAGTGTTTTGATTACTTTTAAATCGTCCGATACCATTATCAGAACGAAACCATTCGTTTTCTATTGCTCTGCCGACTCTAGTCCCATAGTCTAGACTCATCTTTTCAGAATCACTAGCTATCTGGCTTGGAAAAAAACTTGTTATAACTGACTCAGCCATATTTTTATTTTTCTATTAATTTCGAAATACTTCCAGCATTGGAATATTTGCTTATTTTTAAATTCAACCTTTGCTTTGGTTGATCCACTGCAGGGCTATATAAATGTCTATTAACAGCCATTATAGCTAAACCTGAACTTATAGCAGCATCAAACTTGGTCCTGTTATTTATATCAAATTTAGCCCAATCATTAAGAGTAGTATTAAAATACATTCCTCCGTATTGGCCGTCTTCTTTTATACCTACATGTCTATCTATATAAGATTCAATTGCAGCAGCGTGAGCTTGCTTTATATCTTCGCTGGAGTTTGGTATTCCACCTATTTCTTTTTCTGTCTTTGACAGTTTATTCCATACTTTGTCCGGTCTATTCATAGAATAACCTCTATATCCTCTTCGTTTTAAATAATACAACAATCTAGGTTTATTGTTCTCACATAAAATAGGCATGCCATAAAAAACTAATGCCATAAGGACATCTTCAAAAAACATCTCAGCTGTTTGAGGTCTGGCTAAATACTCTAGAAAAAAAGTATTAGGAGGAGCATCTTCCATCGAGAATTTCGTAAGTCCATGAAGCGCGCCTTTAGATCCTCTACCATCTGTTGTACCACTAATATCATAACTATCACAACCAAAACTACCAATGTGACTATTGCCTGGCGACTTGAAACCATTCTTAACATATTGTTTGTTTTGCAAATTTAATCCAGGCACCCAGGAAATATTAAATCTACCCTGGGGGTTTGGTGTGAATTTAACTTTTGTATCTTTAACTCCGTTTTCCCAACTAAAGCTGCCTTGTGTCAATACTCCTGTATGCTTTAGATCTTCATTGTAATCTATTTGCTCATATATTTTTACTAAGTTATATAAGCTATTTTGTGTTTCATCACGGAAAGCATGTTCTGTAGTCCTTGGAAATTGTCTGTAATGCTCATTTAAGCCGTCCTGGTCACCTTTTAATCCTTCTGCTTCATTATGCCAGTGCTCAAGCACTCCGACCTCAATAGGGTCGCCGTATGGACCTTCTATAGATACCTTTGGAGTATCAAATACGGGCATTCCGTACTTGTCAATGAATCCCTCATAATTCCATTCCATAGGAATGAATAAACTATAGAGTCCAGATTTTGTTTGACCA